ACCGCCGCGCCCCGTCCCTGCTGCTGCTGGGCCCGACCGGCGTCGGCAAGACCCACCAGGCGTTCGGCGCGCTCCGCGCGGCCGTCACGGTCGAACTGCCGCTGCGCTGGCACGCGCTCACCTCCGCAGACCTCTACGCCTCGCTGCGCCCCCGGCACAACCACGACTCCGAAGCCCAGCTGAAGCTCTACCGCGACGCCGAGTTGCTGCTCATCGACGACCTCGGCGCGGCCAAGGCCAGCGAGTTCGTCGAGGAGATCACCTACCGGCTCATCAACGGCCGATACGAGGCGTGCCGGCCGACCATCTTCACCTCGAACCTGTCCGTCGACCTGCTCAAGGACACCCTGGGCGACCGCATCGCGTCCCGGCTCGCCGAGATGTGCACCCGGGTCGTGCTCACCGGCAGCGACCGGCGCCGCGCACCCCGGGAAGCGGCATGAGCACCACGCCAGCGCTCGAATCGGCCCGCCGCAACGCCGAGCGGTTCCATCTGTCCGCCGGCGGCTACGTCGAGTCCGGCGCTGTCGGAGACACCGACACCGCAGGTGGTCAGTCGATGCGGTGGCGTCCGGCCGAGGAAGGCGACTGGGACCCTGCACGTCCGCCGGTCGTCACGCAGACAGTCGCGAGCTTCACCCTCGCTGACATGGATGCCGTCTCGGCTGCCGTCCGTGCCGCTGGCCCGCGTGACCGCTTCGTGCGGATCGCCACCGAAGACGCCCCGCCGCCCGCTTTGCCGTGGTGGCGCTCCCTGTTCACCTGGCCTACCAAGACGACCGAACGCACACCAGGAGATGCCACGTGACCAAACTCGACGACTGCTGCCCCGGCGAGGAAGTCTTCGGGGACCCGAACGGCATGCACACCCACGACTGCCCGGTCTACCTCGCGACGGTCGCTCGGATCGAAGCGAACCACCGTAGCGAGATGCGGCTCCGTCGCCCGCGCCTCGACGAGCCGCAGCCGCCCGCCTCCGGCGGTGTCGTCGAGACCGGACCCGCCACCGACGTGGTCAAGCAGGCGAAGCCGTTCCTCCAGCAGTGCGGGCCCTGCGACTACGGCCTGGTGGAGATGAGCTGCAGCTGCGCCGGTGGGGACTACCGGCCGGCGATGATCGCCCTGGTCCGCGAGGTCGAGCGGCTGCGTCGCTACGGGGCGTCGGCGTTGCAGCTCACGTACGAGCGTGGCCTCGCCGAGGGCCGACGCCAGGCCACCGAGGGCTGGGAGCTGCAGTGGGGTGTCCTGTTCGCCGACGTCACCGACACCCAGCGGTTCGCGACCGAGGAGTCAGCGCGCAAGCTCGCCGGGCCCTATGACGACGTGATGATCCGTCCCGTCGGTCCGTGGCGACGCGCCGAGCCCACACCGTCCGAGGGTGAGGGCAATGAAGACCACGCGGGCATCGACACCGCCGACAGGAGCGAACCGTGAGCGCTCGCACCGCCCTCGCCGAGAACATGGTCTGGCACATCGCCGCCAGGCTCACGCGGGCAACAGACGAGGCGGAAAAGAAGGCCCTGACCCGGCTCGGTCGTGCCGCCGTCCGGGTCTGGAGGGCCTCGATCGCCCGGGACGCGCGCCTCGCCCGGCTGCACACCGCCTACCGCAGGAGGAACCGATGAACGTCCGCGACGAGCTGATCAAGCACATGACCGACCGGATCGCCGCCGCCGGTCTCGGCCCGGCGCAGGCCGACACCGCCGCGCACGCCGTCCTGCGGATGCTCGGCAGCATCCGCCGCGACACCATCGAGGTCGAGCTGACCACCCTCGTCGACCGTGATCGCCAGGTGCAGTACCACCGCGTCATCGTCGCTGATCTGACCGTCGGCGTGGAGTCCGGCCACTACAGCACGCCGCACCACCGCGCCTGGGAGGCAATGCCGTGACCGACGAACACTCCGGCTCCTGCCCCACCTGCTTCCGCCGAGACGCCGACGAAGGCTCGCTCCTCTGCGCACCGTGCCGGTCGAAGCTCCGGGCGTGGCTCGCTGACATCCCCGACCTCACCAACGAGCTGCAGGGCCGCGACCGTGACGGGTTGGCCGTCGACAACCGGGTGGGCAACGTCGTCGTCCGGGGCCGCTACGGCGGCGTCCTTGAGTCGGTGGGCCCGCTGGACCCGGTCGCCTACCACCTGCCCGGCGGACCGCTGTCCAGCGGCGGCGGGAAGGGCGGGCCGGTCACCGGGTCGAAGGAGCGCCGTCTGCCGATCGACGTCGACACCGTGGACCTGCTCGCCCCGGCCCGGGTCGCCGGCAGGACGCTGCTCGACGAGGACGCCGTCGGCCACGCCTCCGTCGCCTCGGTGCTCGACTTCTGGGTTGAGGACTGGCGCGCTGACCGCCGCAAGGGCGAGCGTCGCCCGGAACCGCGCGTCTCGCACCTGTCGGAGTGGCTCCTGACCCGGCTTGACGACGCCATGGACTCCAGTCCTGCCATTGATGAGTTCTTCCACGACGTCCGCCGCCTCCGTGGTGCTCTACGCGCCGCTGTGGGGCTCGTGGACGTCCCGGACTACAAGCACGGCGTCCCATGCCCTCGCTGCCAGTCTCTGACCCTCGTGCACCACCCGGGCGGTGAGTACGTCGAGTGCGGCTCCTGCCCGGCCGTCCTGACCTTCCTGGAGTTCGACGACCACGTCCGCTCCTGCTGGACGGCTCAGCAGGCACACCGAAAGGCGACCATGGCGAAGATCAAGGCACTCCGGGCGCTCCTGGTGGCGATGCGCTCGGCAGGCTGGCGACGGAAGACCAGCAAGACCACTGGCGAGCACCAGTGGACGCGCGACGGAGAGCGTCTCGTCTTCGCGCCGTGCCCAGGGTTCGATACGCACAGCGCGACGCTCTACCGCACGGGCAGCGACGCGAGGCTGCATCTCTACATCGCCGACGAGTTCCTCGACGTACCCGGCATCCCCGCACTCCAGAAGCTCGCCCGTGCTGCTGGGCTGCTCACCGCTCCGAAGCGACAGGAGGTGGCAGCATGAACGCCGACAGCTTCGACCGCGTGTTCGCCGAGCGGCTCCAGGAGCTGATCCACGAGACCGGCCCGATCCACCTCGGCGAGGCGTTCGGCGGTCCACCGGCCGACCCGCCGCCGACGATCACGGTCAAGCGCCACTCGGCCTATGTCCCGATGAGTACTGAGATGGCTCTCGACGCGGGTCTCATCACCGAGGAGCAGGCACGCGCTCAGGGCTGGACGCCATACGTCGCCCCTCCCGTGCCGTGGCGCACGAAGGCACGGGGGCGCTGGCAGGCTTGGCGGGAGCGCGCCGGACGGAAGGTCGGCGGCTGGATCGCTGGCGTGGACCTCACCGAAAGGGACGACTACTGATGGTTGCGCTGTGGGAGTGGATGCGACGCGGCGACGTCGTCCTTACCGTCGCCATTGCGGCCGTACTGCTCAACCTGGCTGCGCTGATCGTGAGGTCCATCCGTGGCTGACCTCGTGGAGTTCATCAAGGCCCGGATCGACGAGGACGAGGCGACGGCACGCGCCGTTGAGGCGTCCTGGCGCTGCGTCCCGGGCACCGGTGAGATCGTCGCGTCGGACGGCACCAACGCGGAGGTGTGCGGCGAGGCGCATTGGGAAGGCGTTGGCGAGCACATTGCCCGCCACGACCCGGCCCGCGTACTGCGCGAGGTAGAGGCGCGCCGCCGGACGCTCGCCCGCCATCACCGAGACCCTCGCGGTGCTTGCGTCGGCTGCGGCTTCTCCGGTGATCTCGACGAGGCGCGCACCGGCGCGCCCGAGGACTGTCCGGAGCTGCTCGACATGGCGTCCGTGTGGTCCGACCACCCTGACTGCCACTCCGAGTGGGCGCCGTGACCGTCCTCGGGCTCTACGTCCGCCGCCGGTCGTGGTGGTCCGGCAAGGACTCGTGGGAGCCGATCACCAGCGCCGAGTGTTGGAGTTGCGGCCGTCCTCAGCCCGACCTCGCCCACACCGTCATGGAGCACGTGCTCTCGCTGATGGCCACCGAGCTGGAGCGGCGGGTCGCCGCGGCCATCACCGAGCATCAGGCCGAGCACGGCTGCGGAGACACCTGGTTCGTGGTCAACCAGTGCGACGCTGCTGGCGACCTGATCGACCTACTGCCCGACGCGATGCTGCCCGTGGCCATCGGCTGACACCGAACCTGCCCACGTACCCGCTCTAGGGAGTGGTAAACGCGTCGACCGTTGACGGAGTGAATCTTCGCGATACACTTCGCGCAAGGACGAGTCTGTCCGGAAGCGCCCACCCCATCTCAGGGTCGGGCGCTTTCGCCGTCTCCGGGGAGGTTGACCGGTGAACGAGGCCTACGCCCCGCTCGCGACCGTCGCCGCTCTGGCCCGCGTGGAGGTCGGCACCGTCCGCAACTGGCGATACCGCGGCTGGATCGACCGCACCGGCACACGCCGCTACGTCCGCACCCGAGGCCGCGACTACTGCGCCTCCGACGTGCTGACCGCCGAACGCGACACCTACCTGTCTGCCCAGTCCCACCGCGACCGGCAGCCCATCGCCGCATAGCACCAACACGTCAGCGCTCGGGAGGTGATCCGAGCTGTCTCGCCCCAAGGACAACCGTCCACCACCACCGCGTAACCCACCGCCGCCGAAGCAGAACCCCAACGTCTCGCCGCCGCCGGTCAAGACGAAGTGAGGTGACCATGGACGCCAGCACCTACGGCCGTATGGTCGAGCGCGGTGGATACGCAACCGGCGGCATCGTGCTCGTCGGCGAGCGCGGGCCCGAGCTGACCAGGCTCCCTGCCGGCTGCACCGTCAGCAGCATGGCCGACGCGCAGTTCGCGCTCATGATGGATGCGCTGCCCGCCGCGCCGCGCACCGTCGACCCTGACGACGGAGCAGCCGGCGTCCTCGCACGCCGATGAGCAACCGCTCCCGCGACCGCCTTACCGCGGCCCAGCGCCGCGGGCGGTCCGGCAGACCGGCAGACCGCGTGCGGCAGCAGACGTTCCAGCGCTACGGCACCCGCTGCGCGATCTGTGGTCACGAGGGTGCAAGCGACAGCGACCACATCGTCCCCATCAGCAGGGGCGGCGATCCGCTGGCGCTGTCGAACCGCCAGCCGGCACACGGCCGGGTACCGTGCACGGTGTGCCCGCCGGTCAACGGCAAGCCCCGCCGCTGCAACCAGAGCAAGGGCAACATGCTGACGAGCGGGCGAGGGAAGCGCAAGGGCACGGCAGCGCAGCGCAGGCTCAACACCAGCGAGGCATGGTAACCAAGGGTGGTGATCGGGCCATGGTTACACACAGTGCATGGGTTACGAAGCGTGATGAGCATGATCGACAGTCACTCCGTGTGCGTCACGCACAGTGCGCACAGGGGGTAGGGGGTCAAGATTCACGATGAAACGAGAGGTTGACCCCCCGCTTCGCTGCCCCCGTTTCTCTCTCCGAGATCATCCCCTGGCCTTGGTCACTCTGCGTAGTCAAAATCAGGGTGACGGAGAGTTACATTGATCTCCCCGAGCTACCTCACGCAGCGTGATGTCCACAATGGACGTCCCTCGTGAGCGCCACCGACCGGCTCACCGTCCTGCTCGCCGCCCGCGACCGGCTCATCGACGCCATGTCCGGTGACCTGGCCTGCCGCGTCTGCGCCAAGGGCGTCGACCCGCCGCTCGCCGGCGTCGTCCGCGAGCTCCGCGCGGTCCTCCTCGAGATCGACCAGATCCCCGGCTCGGGCGAGGTGACGGACCTTGACCGCCTCGCTGACGGAGTCCAGGACGAGCTCGCGGCGCGGCGCCGCGCCTACGAGGCTGGGTAGCCGAACCCCCAGGATCTGTGTCATCCCGCCGTTCGACCGCTCGTACGGCGACGAGGTCAACGACTTCATGGCCCAGATCGGCCGGGCCCCGGACCCGTGGCAGGCCGACGCCAACCGGGCCGCGTTCGGGCTCCAGGACGACGGGCTGTGGGCAGGGTTCGAGCAGAGCTACCTGATCCCGCGGCAGAACGGGAAGGGCTACATCACCGACTCGATCGAGCTCGGTGGCCTGTTCCTGTTCCGTGAACCGCTCATCTTCCACTCGGCGCACCTGTTCAAGACCTCCCGGTCGGCGTTCATCCGCCTCGAGGAGATCTGCAAGAACTCCGACTGGCTGTCGAAACGCGTCGCGCGGGTCTCGAAGTCCAAGGGCGACGAGGGCATCTACCTCACCGCGGCCGCCGGCGGCGGGTCGCTGCAGTTCATTGCCCGGACCGAGGGCGCCGGCCGTGGCCTGACCGGCTCGACGACGGTGTTCGACGAGGCGTATGCGCTGACGATCTCGCAGTACCAGGCGCAGACGCCGACGCTGTCGACGATCCCGAACCCGCGGATCATCTACACGTCGACGCCGCCGGACGAGGACACCGGGCCGATGCCCGAGGACGCGATGCTGCCGTCGGTGCGGAAGCGTGGCCACCGCGGCGAGGACCGCACGATCTGCCTCGAGTGGTCACCGCCGAAGACGTTCAACCGCCACGACGTCGACGAGCTCGTCGAGGAGATGTACCGCTGCAACCCGTCGCTGGGGATCCGCATCAGCGAGTGGTTCCTGCGCAAGCAGCTCACCGCGTTCACCGAGGCGGGCAAGCCGGAGAAGTTCTTTACCGAGCACCTCGGCCTGTGGCCGGCTGACCCTGACGAGCAGTGGCAGTTCGTGCCCGAGGGCGACTGGAGCGACGCCGAGGACGGCGACTCGAGGCGGGCCGGGCCGCTCGCCATGTGCATCACGATGTCGCTGAACCGGCAGTGGACGACGATCAGCATCGCCGGGCCTCGGGCTGACGGACGACACCACGTCGAGGTCGCGATCTCCGACCGCGGCAACGGCTGGACCGTGCCGAAGGTCAAGGAGATGGTCCGCCGGCTGGGCCCGGTGGCGGTGGTCATCCCGGCGTCATCACCGGCCGCGGCGCTGATCCCCGACCTCGAGGCCGAGGGCATCGACGTCAAGACGATGTCGTCGGTCGAAGAGGCGCAGGCGTGCGGCGGGCTGTGGGACGGAATCTCCGGCCCGGCCGTCGCCGACCAGCCGTCGCCGCGGACGGTCCGGCACCGCGGCCAGGGCGTGCTCACCACCGCAATCGCCGGGGCCGTCGTGAAGAAGGTCGGCAACACCCGCACGTGGGATCACCACGCTGCCGCGGTCGACACAACCCCGGCCGCCGGCTGCGCCGGGGCGTTGTGGGCATACAAGACGTTCGCCGGGTCGGGGCAGCAGCTGCTCACCGGGAGCCTGATGGCGTAGGAGGCCACGATGACGACGATCGACCTGCCCGCCGTCGACCGGATCCGGGCCCGCGCAGCTGACGTCGACTGGCCGAAGCTCCTGCTCACCGTCCTGCTCATCATCCCGTTCGCGCTCGGCTGGACCGCTCGCATGGTCGTCCGGACCGTCGGCTGGATCCTCGCGTTCGCGTGGGCGTCCGTCGTCGAGGGCTACCAGGCCGGCGCGGGCCAGAAGCCGGAAGGCGGCTGACGTGGGACTGCTGGACCGTATCCAGGCCCGCAAGGCCGACCTCGGTCGCCGCGCCTGGCCGGTCGGCCCCGGATCCATCATGGGCACCGACAGCTCGTGGGGTCACGACCTGTCAGAGTTCTCGCCGCTCGAGTACGGCGACTACCTCGCCACCTCCAACGAGATCTACTCGGTAGTCTCCAGCCGGGCCCGGCTGATGTCCGGCCTGCAGCTGAAGTTCTTCAGGGGCCGCGGGTCCGACAAGGTCGAGAAGCCCGAGTCGAACGCGGCCCGGGTGCACCGGTACGTCAACGACTTCTGGACGGCGGCGCGCCTCGAGCGCATGGACGAAATGTCCATGGGCGTCTGGGGGCACACCGCCTGGGCGCTCGAGCCGACCGACCGGTCCGGCGGCGAGCCCGGCCAGATCTGGTGGATGAAGCCGAGCCAGCTCAAGCCCGTCCCGCACGAGCTCCACTACCTCGGCGGGTTCCTGTACGAGCCGATCGTCGGCGGCCCGTCGATCCACTTCGAGCCGCACGAGGTGTGCTGGTTCCGGTACCCGAACCCGCTCGACGAGTTCTCGCCGCTGTCGCCGCTCGCCGCGGCGCGGCTCGCCGCGGACACCGCGTCGGCGATGGGCAGGGCCAACCAGAACCTCTTCGTCAACGGCCTGATGGCCGGCGGGGTCATCGTGCCCGGCACGGACAAGGTGACGTTTTCCGCCGAGCAGGCGAAGGACCTGGAGCGGCAGTTCGGCGCCCGGATGAAGGGTGTCGACAAGGCGCACCGGTGGGCGGTCCTCAGGTACGAGGCGCAGATCCAGGCGCTGAACGTGACGCCGAAGGACGCCGAGTTCATCGCCGGTCTGGGTCTCACGTTCCGGCAGGTGTGCCGGGCGTACGGCATGCAGCCGACCCTGCAGGGCGACATGGACGGCGCGACCCTCGCCAACGTGACCGCGTTCGAGCGCCTCGAATGGTCACGGACGATGGTGCCCGACTCGACGCTCCGCGCGGCCGAGGTCCGGGAGCAGTACCTGCCGCGGTTCAAGGGCGCGCCCGACCACTGCGAGTACGACTACTCGACGGTACCGGCGCTGCAGGAGTCGGAGACGGAAGCCTGGGCCCGGGAGGCGCAGGCCCTGGACCGCGGCGCGATCACGATCAACGAGTGGCGACGCAAGCACGGCATGCCCGACGTGCCGTGGGGCGACAAGCCGTACATGCCGGTCAACAAGGCGCCGCTCGGCGCCGACGGCCAGCTGCAGCTCCCCGCCGCACCCGAGGGCGAGAAGCTGCCGGACGACGAGGTGAACCCGGCCAACGCGCCGGAGTCGCCGCGGTCGTTCACGCACCTCGAGGCCCGCCGCTTCCTCGAGGCGGTCCAGCTCAACGGGGTGAAGCTGTGACCCGGCACCTGCCGGGCGAGCACGATCAGGACAAGCACGGCGACGGCGGCGGGTCCGACCTGCTCGGTATCGCGGACCGGATCAAGCTCGCCGACGGTGAGAGTCTCGTGTCGTCCGGACGGTTCGCTGCGGGCGACTCCGACTCCGAAGTCGTGTGGGCGGTGACGTCCACCGCGGACGGCCGCACGGCGAGGGTCGCAGTCATCGGCGCGGAGGCGGCCGAGGAGTGGGACGGCACTGGCGATCTCACGACCGTCCTCGACCGCGGCCAGGTCGACGCCCTGCGCGGCGACCTCGAGGCCGGCGGTGCCACGTCGAAGGCGACCGCGGCGAAGCTCACCAAACTCGACGATGACGGCGAGGACGTCGACGAAAAGTACTTCGACGAGCCGACCGCCTCCGGCCGCACCGCTGACCTGCGGTGGGAAATGTGGCTCGACGGCATGGACCCGCTGTCGTACGTCGTCGAGCTGCACGTCGGTGACGACGAAGAGGACGACGGCAAGACCCTGGAGCCGAAGGACCTGCGGAAGCTGCTGAAGAAGCTTGCCGCACTCTCCGACGACCTCGCCGGCGGCGACGCCCGGCAGTACGAGCCAACAGAGTGGAGCAAGTTCATGCACGGCATGCGAAACCGGCGCGCCGGCGTGGGCCGGACGCTCGGCTACATCGACCGGACAGCGATCCAGGACGGCCAGCCACTGCGGGTCATCATGGCGACCGAGGGCCGCAAGGCCGACGGCGTCGACCTGCGGATGGCCGGCGCGGACCTGGCCCGGTACCGGGCCAACCCGGTGCTCGGCTACGGCCACGCCTACTGGGGTCGCGACAACCTGCCGATCGGCCGGGTCAACCCCGACTCGATCGGCGTCGCCGGTACCAGCCTCGCCGGCGACCTCGACTTCGATCAGGGCGACCCGTTCGCCCGGGAGATCGAACGCAAGATGCGCGACGGCTACATGTCGGCCGTGTCCATCGGGTTCGAGGTCCTCGAATGGGAGGACGGCAAGGGCGACCTGTGGCGCGGCGGCGTCGCCACGAAGTGGGCCCTGACCGAGCTGTCCGTCGTGCCGATCGGCATGGACGAAAAGGCGCTCGTCACCGCCGGCCGGTCGCTGATCGACGAGTTCGACCGCGACGCGATGCGTGCGCTCGTCGACGAGTTCGGCGCCGAGCGCGTCATGGCCGCGCTCATCGGCTCCGCGCCGCCGCCTGAACTGCCGGCCCCGCCGGCGCAAGACCCGAAGCCCGCCGAACCGGCGGGCTTCTCCGTTCCCACCGATGCTGCGCGCGCCCTGCTCGCGGCCTTCGCAAAGGAGTCCTGACGATGACCGACACGGTCACCCTGGACGCGCTGGCTGGCGAGATCCGGCAGCGCTTCGACGCAGTGGACCAGACCGTCTCCGAGCGCACCTCGGACGAGAAGCTCAAGTCTCTCGTCCGTGAGGTCGCCGAGGACCTGGTTCGCACCGACACCGAGTTCGTCCGGAAGATCCGCTTCGGGACCGAGCCGTCCGACACGCAGATGGTCGGCACCAAGTACGCCCGGTTCGGCCTCACGGTCTCCGACGTCGAGTTCCTCTACGACCTGATGTCCTCGCACCGCGGGCAGCGGACCAAGCAGGGCGGTGTCCACCCGGGCCCGTCCGAGGAGCTCACCCGCACGTTCGAGTCGATCTCCGCGGCGCGGTACCTGCCGGCCGACAAGGTCCGGGAGATCGACCGGGCGGCGCTCGACGACCTGTTCCCCCGGATCGCGCTCAGCGAGTTCCACGGCCCCGACCGGATCCTCGCCCGGGCCGGGAAGTTCGAGCTCACCCAGGCGTACCAGCGGGCCATCCGCGCGATGGACACCGCCGAGTCCGGGTTCGGTTCGCAGCTCATCGGCGCCCAGTACGTCGGCGAGCTGTGGGAGGCGCCGCGCAAGCTCGGCCGTGTCTTCCCGCTGATCGACAGCTTCGAGATGCAGCACCCGACGGCGTACCTGCCCGTCGAGGTCGACATCCCGGAGATGACGTTCGTCGCGGAGAACACGGCGAACAACAGCTCCGAGTACGGCACGGTCAAGACCGGGTCGCAGCGGGTCAGCGTGTCGGCGTCGAAGTTCCTCATCCACCAGATGTGGTCCGGTGAGATGGACGAGGACTCCCTCATCCCGTTCATCCCGTTCCTGCGCCGGCAGGCCGCGCTGTCGATCGCGCACTACTCCGACAGCCTCGTCCTCAACGGCGACACCACGAACGCCGCCACGGGCAACATCAACCTCGACGACGCCGACCCGGCCGACACCAAGCACTACCTGGCCCAGGACGGCATCCGCCACGCCGCGCTCGTCGACAACACCGGCAACGCCGTCGACATCGCCGGCGCGATCAGCCTCGGGAAGCTCCACGACCTGCGGTCCAAGATGCTCGACCTGACCCGGCTCGTCGACTGGGGTCACCCCATCGACAAGAAGGACCTGGTCTACTGCGCGGACCCCGAGACCGCCGACAAGATCGCGCAGCTCGACGAGGTCCTGACCGTCGACAAGTACGGCACGAACGCGACCGTCTTCAACGGCGAGCTCGCCCAGATCGCCGGCCACCCGGCCATCTCGACGATCGCGATCTCGAAGACCGAGGCCGACGGCAAGGTCTCCACGACCGCGAACAACAACATCAAGGGCCAGGTCGTGGCGTTCAACCGCCGCGGCTACAAGGTCGGCTGGCGTCGCCGGGTGATGGTCGAGTCGGAGCGTCTGCCCGGCCGTGACCAGACCCGGCTCGTCTACAGCCTGCGCATGGGTGTCGGCCGGTTCACGCCGACCGGCGCCGCGTCCGGCATCGAGTCGGCCGCGGTCGCGTACAACATCTCGCTCTGATCCAGCTCTGACCGACCGAGGAGGGCCGCACCCCTGTGGTGCGGCCCTTCCGCTTGAGGAAGGACCACCGCAATGCAGATCTCCCGCGAGATCGCCAAGGGCCAGCTCGTCCAGCTGACGTTCATGCAGGACGCCGTCGCCGCGTCGCAGACCAACGTGCAGCTGCCGATCGCCGAGGTCAACGCTGGCGCCGCCGTCGCCGTCGACTCCTACGTCATGCCGTTCGCCGGCGAGGTCGTCGCCATCTCCGCCGTCACGACCGCCGCGGCGACCGCCGGGTCGCTGACCGTCGGCGCGACAAAGGACGGCACCGAGTGGGCCGACCCGACCCTGACCCTCACCACCGGCACCGAGGCGTGGGACACGTGCCCGCGCGGCACCTGCCAGTTCGCGGCCGGTGACCAGATCGGCGCCGAGATCACCTCGTCTGGCACCTGGGACGGCACCACCGCCGACCTCGGCGTGTCCGTCTGGGTGCTGCTCTACCTCGAGGGGATCTGACGATGCCGTTCTACACCGTGCAGCACCGCTACAGCGCCCGCAACGGCGAGCAGACGTTCGGCCCGTGGGAGGCCGACGAGACCGTCGACCTCACCGAGGCCGAGGCCGAATGGGTCAACCGCGACTCGGCCGGCTGCCTCGAGCTGGCCAAGCCCGAGGCGAAGTCTGCCGGCCGGGAGCAGCCGCCGGCGAAGGACCGGCAGCACCGCGGCGGCACGAACCGGTCGGGCCGATGAGCGCCGCCAACATCAAGAACGTCACGGCGACCGGCGACATCACGACCGCGGACGGACACCTGTACTCCGTCGTCCTCACCGGCGGATCCGACGCCGCGACGCTGACGGTGAAGGCGGGCGGGTCCGGCGGCACCACGATCCTCGTCCTGAAGGCAGCCGCGTCGACGACCGCCGCGGCGCCGCTGAACGCGTCCGTTTACTGCGACGGCGGCATCCACGCAACCCTGGCCGGCACGGCGCCCAACGCGGCGTTCGTCTACGCGTAAGGCGGGTGAATCATGGCTGAAGGCTTCGGCTCCGCCGGCGCGAACACCGCCCTCGACGCACTCGTCGCCGCCTACCCGTGGATCAAGCTGCACACCGGCGCGCCCGGCTCTGCCGGCACATCGAACGCGGCGACGGAGACCACGCGGAAGCAAGCGTCCTGGGCAGCATCGTCCGGCGGCGCGACCAGCAACAGCGGCGCCCTCACCTGGACGAACGTCGCCGGGTCGGAGGACTACACCCACTTCACCGCCTGGACCGCGTCGACCGCCGGCACGTTCGGGTTCTCCGGCACGATCACCGCGAACGCGGTCACGGCCGCGGACACGTTCACGATCGCCATCGGCGACCTGGACGTCTCGCTCACCCTGGCGTCCTGATGGCGGCGCTGGGCCGCGGCGACCCTGCGCAGTCGCCGTACGTGTGGGAGTCCGGCGACTACCAGGGCAAGGTCATCCGCATCACGGTCGTCTTCAACAACGCCACCAGGTCCATCACCTCGGCGTCCGTGTTCCGCGACGCCGACTGCGTCTACACCCGGCTCTACCTGGGACGCGGTGCTGACGGCAGTCCGAACTCCTCCACGCGGTCGTTCGTGGTCCCGGCTGGCATCACGAACGTGCCAGTGCAGCAGATGGCGAACCGGGGTTTCTCGACGATCGAGGACTTCCTCGCGCTCCAGATCACTGCTGGACCGTAGGAGGTCGGCGTGGCGCTCGCCATCGATGCCTCCACGCCCGCCTTCGCCTCCAGCAACACCGGCGCAACGGTCACCACGGCGAGCTTCACCCCGCCGGCCGGCGCGGTGCTCGTCGCGGTGGCATTCCACGACACCGCCTCGGGCAACCTCACCAACACCTCGATCGTCACAGGCGGCGGGCTGACCTGGACCATCCGGGCCACCCGCAACCGCGCCGACGCCGGCGGTCAGAACGCGCACGTCCAGGTCTCCACGGCCGTCGTCGGAAGTTCCGCGGCGATGACGATCACGACGACTGGCACGAACTGCCTCGGCCCCGTCGGGCTCTACATGTTCGTCATGACCGGCGCGGACACCACGACGCCGTTCGACGACATCGACGAGGGCTCCAACACGTCCGGCGTCGTCAGCCTGGCTTTGAGTACGGTCACCGACCAAGCGTGGGCCTTCCTGGCCGTAACCGACTGGAACGTGGCCGCGGCGATGACCGCCGGCGCGTCGCAGACGGCGGTGCTGTCCACGGGCATCGGCCCAGGACCGGACGTCCGCATCTTCATCGGCCGGCAGAACGCCGTCACGTCACCGGCCGGCGCGGTCACGATGTCGACCGGGTCGCCGAGCTCCGGCAACACCAACAACTTCATCGCCTGGGCAGTCAAGCCTGCGGCGGCGGGCGGTGGTTCGGTCTCCGGTACGGCTGTCGCCGCGCTCGGTGGCCTGACCGCCACGGCAGCTGGAACCCCGACCACCTTCGGCACGGCGGCCAGCGCCCTCGGCAGTCTCACCGCAACGGCGGCAGGGACGCCGACAACGTTCGGTGCCGCAGCATCGACGCTCGGCGCACTCACAGCCACCGCGGCCGGGACGCGCACCGTCCTCGGCGTGGCGGTCGCGCCGCTCGGCCAACTCGCCGCGGCAGCCGTCGGCGGCCGACAGACCACAGGCACGGCAGCAGCCCTCCTCGGCGCACTCACGGCGACAGCGGTCGGTGGCCGTCAGGCGACCGGCACAGCAGCCTCCGCACTCGGCGCACTCACGGCGACAGCGGTCGGCACCGCCACTACCCCGGTCGCTGGCACCGCAGCCGCGCTCCTCGGCGCACTCACCGCCACTGCGGCCGGCACGGTCACCACCGGCGTCGTCGCCACCCGAACGCTCGCCGACGGGCCGCGCCTGAAAGGCGTGACCCCGCTCGACTCGACCCGCGGCACACCGAGCATGCGCAGAAGGAGGTGACCGGATGCCGATCACCAACGGATATGCGACCCTCGCCGAGTTCCGCGAGCACATGGGCGACACCGGCACCGTCCTGACCGCAGCGGTCGCCGAGCGGGCCATCACCGCCGCGTCCAGGGCCATCGACAAGCACTGCGGCTACCCGCACCGGAAGTTCTGGCTCGACGCGTCCGCGACCGCGAAACGCTACCGGCCCGACGACCCGTACGAGGTGTGGGTCCACGACATCGGCTCGACGACCGACCTGGTCATCGCCACGGACACGACCGGCGACGCGTCCTTCGCCACGACCTGGGACTCTGCGGACTACCAGCTGGAGCCCCTCGACGCCGACGCCGAGGGCGACGCCGCGTTCGCGTGGTGGCGGATCGTCGCCGTCGACGAGAAGACGTTCCCCGTCTCGCGGTACCGGCCGACGCTGCGAGTCACCGCACGCTGGGGCTGGGCCGCGGTCCCCGACGATGTGAAGTTGGCGTGCCTGATCAAAGCCGGGTCGCTGTTCGAGCGCCGGAACTCCCCGAACGGCATCCACGCCGTCGACGGGTTCGGTGCGGTCCGCGTCAACCGCTACGACCCGGACGTCCTCGAGTTGCTCGGCCCGTTCCAGCGCGAACACGTCGGGGCGCTCTGATGGCCGGCCTCGCCGCGATCCGCGCTGCGGTGAAGACGACGATCGAGGCTGCGATCTCCGGGCTCCAGGTCCACGAGATGGTGCCGGCGAAGCCGGTCCCGCCGTGCGTGCTCGTCATCCCGGACACCGCCGACTTCCTGGTGGCCATGGGCAAGGGCACCGACACCTGGAACTTCGACCTGCTCGTCCTCGTCCCGACCGCCGATCTAGTCGTCGGGCAGGCGCTCCTCGACCCGTATGTGACCGGTGCCGGGGCCAGCTCGATCCGCAGCGCGATCTTCGCAGCGAAGACCCTCGGCCTGGCGAGCACCGACGCGCACGTCTCCGGGATGTCCGACTACGGCGGCGCCCACGAGTACGGCGGCAACCAGCACATCGGCGCCACGTTGCGCCTCGTCGTCCACACCATCGGCACCGCATGAGGAGACCCACTGTGGCTGAGCCCGTTTACGTCCGCGCCCGGGTCATCGGCGCCATGCCGATCCGTGACGCCGTCACCCGCGAGTCCGTCACCGAGGGCGGCATCGTCCGGCTCCTGCCGCGCGTTCCCGGCACTGGCCGGCTGCCGACGTGTGCCCGGCACCCGCGGCGCGGCGTCGTGCTGCAGCGGTCGACGTGCACCTGCGGCGGGACCCTCATCGACGCGCTCGTCGAGTGCGGCGCCGTCGAGGTCCTCGGCGACGGGGTGGATGAGGAGCCGACCTGATGGGCACGGCCGCGATCCTCAACGCGTTCGCCTACGTCGACAGCCACGACTTCACCGGCGACGCCAACGACTTCGGGCTCACCTGCGAAGGCGAGATGAAGGAGAAGACGAACTTCCGGTCCGGCGGGTGGCGCGAATACCACCTCGGCCTGAAGACGTCGGCGCTGAACCTCTCCGGGTTCTACCAGGCCGGCGCGGACACCGTCGACGAGTACGCGTTCGCCGCCCTCGGCACCGGCGGCAAGGTCACGACCTGCGGTGTGAACGAGGTCGAGGGCGAGCCCTGCGGCATGTTCCAGCAGATGCAGCACGAGTACCAGTGGCTTGGCGAGGTCGGCGAGATGGCCCCGTTCCAGCTGCAGGGCGGCTGCTCCGACGGCGTCGGCGTCATCCTCGGGAAGCTGGTCAAGGAGCAGGGCGCCGTGTCGGCGACCGGCGCGACCGGGACGGCACTGGAGCTCGGCGCAGTCGCCGCCGGGAAGTACGTCTACGGCACGTTCCACGTCCTGGGCACGCCGGGGACGACGGTCACCGCGGTTGTCGAGTCGGCGGCAGCCAGCAACTTCGCCGGCGCTACCACGCGGATCACGTTCGGCCCCTACACCACGGCCGGCGGCCGGTGGGGCGCGCGGGTCGCCGGGTCGATCACCGACACGTGGTGGCGGCTGAGGGTCACCGCGATCACCGGCACGTTCACCATCGCCTGCGGAGTGGGGATCCAGTGACGAGCCTGTGGACCGTCGCCCGGGTCGACACCGCGGGCGAGCACATCACCGACGAGCAGCGCGCCGAGGCCTTGGCCTGGGTGCAGTCCTTCGTCCCCGACTTCAGGCAGCTGACCCCATGGCTGGCCGTCTCGCAGGACGAGCACACCAAGGCCTACCGGCTGCACCTGTCCCGGTTCGCCCTCGACGCCGACGGCCAGAAGATCCCCGACCACGCCCTCAAGCGGTTCCACACCGAGCCGCTGACCTTCCCCATCACCACCTGGCCGGGCTGGCTCGCCGACGTCTGGCAGCAGCAGATCGGAGAGCACTGACATGGCCGTCCTGGCTTTGACCAACGAGTACAACACCTTCAACTCCGTCGACCTGTCCGACCACGTCCGGTCCGGGGTCGTCACCGCGAACGCCGACCAGCTCGACTCGACCGCCATGGGCGACTCGTGGCGGGAATACACCGGCGGCCTCAAGGGCGGCACGTACGCGGTCGAGTTCCTCGACGACTTCGCGTCCGGCTCGGTCGACGCCACCACGTGGGGCGCGTTCAACACCGGCACCGCGGTCGCGGTCGCGGTCCGGCCGGTCAACACGACCATCGCGACGACCAACCCGGAGTACCAGTTCAACATCCTGCCGAACCAGTGGTCGATGGGCGGGCAGCTCGGCACCATGGCCGGGAAGACCCTCACCTACCCGATCACCGGCGCGATCACCCGCGACGTCACCCCGTAAGCCGTGAGCTTCCGGGTCCAGCTCGCCGGCGGAGACTCGCTCGGCAGCGTCGCCCGGGATCTCCGCCGCGCCGGGAAGGGCTTACGGCCGACGGTCGCGGCGAAGCTGCGGAAGCCGACCGAGCGGGTCTACCGGGTGGTCTACGACAGCATCCTGACCGCGGACCTCCCGGGCCAGCGGGTCCGGCGGGCGAAGCGCCCGTTCCGCGGCCGTGTCGCCTCGCAGGGACTGCGGCGGCCGACCGCGCGGGCGCTCACCTGGAAGGTGTCGACGTCCGCGGGGAACCCGACGGCGCACATCGAGTTCCGGCGGACGAAGATGCCCATCCGGATCCAGCCCCTCTACCCGTACTGGGTCGGGCAGAAGACCAAGCTGAGGCACCCCGTCATGGGCAACCGCAAGGTGTGGGCCGGACAGACCGTGCCGAACGTGTGGCAGCAGACGAGGCGGCTCGCCCCCGCGGCGCAGGCCGCGGTCCGGGACGCGATCAACGAGACCGCCGACATCATCGCTGGGAGACGCTGAGTGAAGCTGCGCATGGGTGAGGCGGACCGGGCCCGCTACGGCGGTCCGCCCTTGCTGGACTGGGACCCGGACGTGCTGACGGTCGCCGAGGCGGAAGCGTTCGAGGCCAACCTCGGCGTCGAGGCCCGCGAGTACGGCGGACGCAAAGGCTGGCTTGCCACGGCCGGTGAGCCGGCAACACGGTGGGCGTTGTGGCTGTCGCTGTGCCGGGTGGGTGTCGAGATCGCCTGGGGCGAGTTCACCCCGGACGTGTCGGAGGCTCACGCCCTGCGCCCGCCCGCAACCGCTGCGCCCGCCGAGGAGCCCGGCGTCGTCCACCCTTCGCGGGCGTTGCGGCTGCGCGTCGAGGAGTACACCCCGGCACTGATGCACTTCTACCACCTGCGCTGGGACGACATCCCGCGCCTGCCGCTCGGCCTGTTCGGCCGGCTCGTGGACGGACTGCCGAAGGCGGGGTGACCTGATGTCCCGCGACGAAGAGCTGAAGATCAAGGTCACCGGCACCCGCGAGGGTGAGCGGGACCTCGACCGGCTCGGCGACGCCGTCGACGACGTCAGCAAGTCCGTCACCGGCCTCGGCAAGGCGTCCGACAAGGCGGGCAAGCAGGTCGACGACCTCGGCGACGAGGCGACCGGCGCAGCCCGCGACATGGCCGGCCTGGCCGACGAGCTCGGCGACGCACGCGAGGCAGCGGTCCGCGCGGGCCTGGCATTCCGCGACACCGCGGGGAAGATCCGAGACCTGAAGGGCGCCTACCTCGGCGCCGCCCGCGCACAGCAGATGCTCGCCGGCGGGCCCGGCGGCGGATTGGGCCGCGGCGGTGGCGGCGGCAAAGGCCGCGGACCCGGCTGGTGGAGCGTCGCCGGCGGGATGGCCGGCCAGGTCGGACAGATCGGCTCCACCGTCGGATCCGGAATCGCTGGCAGCCCGGTCCTCGCCGGAACCGCGGTCGCCGGCGGGATCGCCGCAGCGCCAGCGCTCGGTGGCGCGGTCGGCGGCGGCGTCATCGCCGGCGCCGCGCTCGGCGCGGTCGGTGCCGGTATCGCCGGGGCGGTGCGGGGCGCCGGCGGTGACGAGATCCGAGACGAGTTCGGCTCGGCGATCGACGACGTCGCCAACCGCTGGAAGTCGTCAACGGCCAACTGGGTCGGTCCGCTCCTCGGTGGGATCGAGGAACTCGACGGCGCATTCAAGAGCCTGCCGATCGAGTCGGTGTTCGGCAAGGCTCGCGACTACGTCAAACCCCTCGCGGAGGGAGTCGCAGGCCTGACGACCGGTGTCGGGCGCGGGGTCAACTCGCTGGTCCGGGAGGCCGGCCCAGTCGTCGAGCGACTCTCGGAAGAGTTCGCCGAGCTCGGCGGTGACATCGCCGAGTCGATGGAGGCCATCTCCCAGGGCGCCCCCGGCGCGGCGGATGCCCTCGGTGATCTTCTGGATGTGACCGGCGGGCTGATCGCCGGCTTCGGCAAGGTCGTCCTCGGCGCAGAGCACATGTACTCGGCGCTGGAGGAGAACCCGCTCACTGGGTGGGGCCACGACGTCTTCATGGGCATGATGGAGTCCGAAGCTGAGGTCGTGCAGCAGGTCGGCCGGACCCTCGATAGTGCCGCATCGTCCACCGGCCGCTACGCGGACGTGCAGAAGCTGCTCAGCGACGCTGCAAACGAGTCGAACGAGGCGATCGAGACGCAGCTCGGCATCATGCTCCAGCAGGGCGAAGCGACCGACAATGCTGTTCGGGCGGTCCAGGCGTTCAAGGAGGGCCTGGAAGAGACCGGCGGCGTCATGAAGGGCAACTCCGAAGCCGCTCTGGACAACCGCGACCGGCTCCGGGACGTGATCGCCGCTTGGGAGGACGATCGAGAGGCCGCGATCGCCGCTGGCGGCGGGACGCGTGATGCGATCAATGGCGCCAACGCTGCCCTGCTCGGTCACCTTGAGGAACTGCGCCGGATCATGAGAGCGCACGGCGCGAACACCGACGAGCTCGACGCGTACATCCGAAAGATCAAAGAGGCCAACGGCATGGTCTCTGTGGTGACGCTTCGAACCGTCTACGAGAACATTGGCACTCCTGGTGAGCGGCTTCGCAGCGGCCACTCCCGGCTCGGCTCTGACGACCAGTACGCCGCCGGCGGCGATGTCCGCCGGACTGGCATAGCGCTCGTCGGTGAAAACGGTCCGGAGCTGCGGTTCCTGAACCAGGGTGACCACATCGTCAACGCCACCGACACTCGCCGAATGCTCTCCGGCGCGGCCGGCAGCAGGGGCGGAGGGGTTTCACCCGCCGCCGCCGCGCAGGCGCTACCGCCCCTATCGGTGCTGGAGCAGTACCTCGTTGCGATGCTGATGCGGATGATGCAGGACGGGCTCTTCCAGGTGCCGAGCACCGCGATCGTCTAGCGGAGCGCGATTTCGAGGAGTCCTCGCCGCAGGTCCGCCTCACTGTAGGTGCGGGCGGGCTGCTTGCCGACGTGCAGCTGGTAGGTCTCAACCCCGGTCGGAATGCCGACGACTGTGAACTCGAGGACACACGCCAGCCCGTCGGCTCGCCCGGGGCCGAGGTGGCCGGCCGCGAGCTGCGCGCCACCGACGTCGGTGACGACGACGGCGGCGCTCGCGGCGATGTCCTGATATTGGCCTCGGCCGGCGCATGACGTTGCAGTCTCGTCGACCTGAGTCCAGAGCGTCACGGTCCCGCTTGTGCCGAATGCGGGCGCGGTTGCTTTCGCGGCGACTTCAGTTGACGCAGGCAAGCTGGGCGCGCCTGCGATCGCGGGGTTGGGCGGCTGGTCGCCAGCGGTCATCAGCCAGGCACCGGCCGCCGCGAGCGCGCCCAGAACGGCGATAGCGGCGACGCCTATCGCCACGGCTGCTCGTCGGCGGGACATGGCGAGGCGGAACGGCTCTTCGGGGGTCGCGGTCACGCACGCGAGTGTGCACCCGTCACGCAATGATCACATCGGGTGAAGGGGTGACTCATGCCTGCCCGCTTCGACCCCACTGTGGAACTCGCGCCCGGCGCCGACCTGACCGCCGAGCCGTCGACGTGGTCGTGGACCGACATCACCGACTACGTCTTCGAGCCGACGAAGGCCGCCATCCGGCGCGGCCGGCCGGACCGCTATGCCCAGGCCCCGCCCGCGGCGGTCCGGCTGACGCTGCTCAACCCCGACGGCATCTGGTGCCCCGACAACCCGCTCGGCACCTACTACGGCCAGCTGGACATCAACACCCCATTGCGGGTCCTGAACCGGCCGCTGACGAACACACTGATCGACGGGTTCGCCCGTACCGCTGCTTCGAGCTGGGGCTCCGCCGACACTGGCGGGGCGTGGACGAACACCGGCGGCGCGGCATCCGACTACTCCGTCAGCTCGGCGAACGGCGGCAGGCACCTGCACACCGCCGCGGCGAGCAGCCACTACTCGACCTTGGCGAGTCTTTCGATCGTCCGGTCGGACGTCCGGGTCCGCGTGCGGGTCAACGCTCTGTCGACGGGTGCCGCGCAGACTGCGGGCATCACCGTGCGGTGGGCGTCGGCCAGCGCGAACCGTAGGGCTGAGGTGCAGTTCGGGACGGCCGCCGCCCTCACCGGCCGGCTGATCGTCCGCGACGGCGGCGTCGACACCGTCGTCGGCACGGCGACCGCCACCCCGACCCACACCGCAGCGACGTGGTACTGGATCCGCCTGCAGACCGGGCTGACGACCGCGCGGATGAAGGTGTGGGAGGACGGCACCGACGAGCCGGCCACCTGGTTGCTCGACGGTGAGGACGGCTTCTTCTCCAACCCGGCCGCCGGCTACTGCGGCGTCTACTCGATGCGCGAGACCGGCAACACCAACGCCAACGCGACCGTCGACTTCGACGGATTCGAGATGGTCGACGGGCCGCGGATCCAGTTCACCGGCTACGTCGACTCGTGGCCTACCACCTGGGTCGATCAGTCCGAGGGTGTGCAACTGGCGCCGATCACCGCGTCGGGCCGGCTGAAGCAGATCTCGCAGGCGCAGCAGCTGAAGTCCGCGCTGCGCCGGGCCAGCACGGCCGAGGCGTACTCCGGTGCGCCGCTCGCCGTCGCCTACTGGCCGATGGAGGACGCCAGCGACGCGACGATCCTCGGGTCGGCGATCGCCGGTGCGCCGCCTATGAGCTTCACGGACCTCCGGCCGGCCGGGACGGCTATGGCCGGGTCCGACCCGCTGCCGACGTTCGGTGAGAACGCCACGTTCTACGGCGTCGTACCCGCCTACGCGTCGTCCTCTGAATGGGCCGTCCGGGCGTTGATGAAGTTCGACGCGGGACCGTCCGTCAACAGCGGCGTGCTGGCGTGGACGACGACGGGCACCCTCTCCCGGGTCGCGTTCGTGATCAACACCGGCGGTCAGTGGTCGGTGCACGGCTACAACACTGCTGGCGTCGAGGTTTTCGGCACACCCGTCGCGAACTTCGTCGATGTCAACGGTGGCCCGCTGGCCGGCCAGCAGTTCTACATGGTCGCCGACGCCACCCAGAACGGCGGGAACATCGACTGGAGCGTGATGCTCTACACCTCGGCCGGCGGGGTCGGTCTGTCCGGCTCGTACGCCGGGACGGTCGGCGCGGTCGCCCGGGTCTTCCACTCCGCGTTCCCCGGGTACACGGCCGGCGGCTACACCATCGGGCACGTCGCCGTCGGGTCGGACACGGCGCTGCTGACCGGCGCGGAGATGCTCGCCTGCGGCTACGCCGGCGAGCTGACCTCGACCCGCTTCACCCGGCTCGCGGCGGAGGAGAACCTCCCGAACTACTTCGGCGAGATCTTGACCGGCGCGGGGTCGACGACGCAGACGATGGGCCCGCAGCGGACGACGTCGCTCATCGGCCAGCTCCGCGAGGTCGAAGCGACGGAGTTCGGGCTGCTCTTCGACGGCAAACAGGGCCAGGTCACACTCCTGCCCCGGACGCTGCGGCAGAACCACGCCGTGGACCTGGTGCTCGACCACGACGGCCGGGACATCACCGGCTACCAGCCGATCTACGACGACGTCCTGCTCCGCAACGACATCCGGGTCACCAACGCGGGCGGGGCATCGGCAACGGCGCAGGACCTGCCCGGCATCCGGGCCCGCGGTGTCCGTCCCGAGACGGCGACGATCAACGCGCACAAGGACACCGACGTCCAGCTGCACGCCGACTGGAGGCTCAACATCGGCAAGACCGCCCGGCGTCGCTGGCCGGGGATCGTCATCGACCTGGCCCGCAGTCAGGACCTCATCGAGGACTGGCTCAACTGCGACATCGGCTCGCGGATGACCCTGACCAACCTTCCGGCGCCGCCGTTCTACGACGACCCGGACCTGCTCATCGAGGGCTACACCGAGGTCTTCGACAGCTTCAGCTGGACCGCGACGATCGACACGTCCCCGGCCGAGCCGTGGAACGTCTTCGAGCTCGACGACCCGGTCCTCGGCTGGATGCACACCTCCGGCTCCGAACTGGCGTCGGGCATCAACAGCTCGGCGACGAGCCTGTCCGTGGCGACGCCGACCGGCCCGGTGTGGCCGACGACCGCGAGCCCCTTCGACATCGTGATCGGGGGTGAGCGGATGACGGTCAACACCGTGACGGGCACGTCCACACCGCAGACGTTCGACGTCACCCGCTCCGTCAACGGCGTCGTCAAGGCCCACCTCGCCGCCGCTGCGGTCGTGCACTACGGGGCGGGGGTGCTCGGGCTATGAGCCTCACCGCCGGGCCGTTGACCGCGCAGATGCTCATCGACCGGCTCCCGAAGATGGTCCGCAAGACCGCCGACGAGACCAACGCCACGACGACGATCCAGTCCGACGACGAGCTGCTCCTGGCCCTCGACGCCAGCAGCTCCTACCGAGTCAAGCTGATCGCGGTCGTCAACGCGCCGGCGGCGACCGACATGAAGATGGAGTGGACCACCCCGGTCGGGGTCAGCGGCTACTGGACGCTGAAGAACCGGAGCTTGGTCGGGGCCGCGGACACCGTCTACCAAGGCTCGCTGGGCTGGGCGACCCAGGGTCAGATCGAGGGTTCAGCGTCGGACATCGTCGTCGAGATCTTCGGCGTCATCGTCACCACCGCCGCCGGCACGCTGACCTACCGCTGGGCGGCGCAGGCCGCGGGGACGGTCGCGGTCAAGACCAACTCGTACTTGGAAGTCCTGAAGTTCATGTAGGAGGCGCAGTGGCTCCGAACCCGAACCCGGCCCGGATCACCGAGCCGATGTGGCGCTTCATCGAGCGGGTCGTCGCGCTCAACCCGAACGACACCGTGTACTCCGGCAGCTACGTCCTCAAGCCGGGCTACCACGCCACCGTCGATGACAACCTGTCGCGCTGGCCGGGGAACTACTCGATCCGCCTCGCCGCCGACCTGAAAGGCCCACGGGACAAGACCCGCGGGATCGACTTCAAGTCCAAGCAGGCCGCGGCCGGGGCGAAGCCGACCGTCATGGCCACCCGCGGCGCCCGCGTCCGCGCCGCCGCGAAGGCCGGCGACCCGCGGGTGTCGAAGTGGCGGGAGTACCTCGGCCAGTTCGACGTCGACCAAACCCCGGAAGCGATCGACTTCCAGACCCTCGTCGAGCGCCAGCCGGACTCGACGCACGAGTGGCACGAGCACCTCAGCATCCTCACCCAGTACGTGAACGACCCCGAGGCGTATGACGCCATGTACTCCGTGCTCTCCGGCCAGAGCCTGGCCGACTACCAGAAAGGCAGGGCCAGCATGGTCGACCTCAGCCCCGAGTCGGAACGGCAGCTCGACGCCGTCGACGAGACCCTCTTCCGCGTGCTCATCGAGGGCGCCAACGCGGTCGCGCTCCCGCCGCACCCGGCCGGCACGCCGTGGCAGACCCACCCGGTGTGGCTCGTCGCCGCCGCCGAGAGGCTGCAGGCGGGCGTGACGCAGCTGCTGCAGCGGCCACCCGCCGAGGCGGTCGTCACGCCCGAAGCCGAGCAGCGCATCATCGACGGCCTGTTCGAGAAGCTGTCGACGAAGCTCGGCGACGTCATCGTCCAGGCACTGCTCGACCCGCAGGTCCGGCAGGCCGGTGTCGAAGACGCCCGGCAGGGCGCGGAACTGTCCAGCAACAGCTAACACCGTCCCGAACGGGGTACATGTGGATGTGCAGGCAATCGCCGCTTGGCTGGTCGGCTTGGCGGCCGGGCTCGGAGCATTGGGGTGGCTTGTGACGAAGACGTGGCGCGGTCTCCGTAGCCTTGGCCATCTCGCCGACGACCTGCGGGGTGAGCCTGCCCGTCCTGGCGTCCCGGCCCGGCCCGGCATCATGGACCGGCTGGCCTTCATGGAGCACCGGCTCGCCGTCGTCGAGTCCGACGTCGGCAAGGTCAAGGCCGAGGTCACCCCGAACGGCGGCGGGTCACTGAAGGACGCCGTCACGCGGATAGAGCAGCAGCAGCGCCGCGAACTGACCTAGTCCGTCCACCGGACCGGAAACACGCCAACCCAAGCCTCGTGTCGGCCCTCGTGCCCGGCCGGTTTCGCGCACCGCACCTCGACGTCGCCGTTGGCCGTCGGGCTGACGTGCGTCGCTGAGCAGGTCTCTTCCACTCCCTCAAGCTAGCCCGCTGACCTCGGTCGACGGGCTCTTTGCCGTGCCCCGTCCCTCCTCGCCGAGAATCTGAGGGGGCGCTCGGCGAGGAGGGCGGGGCACTCGTATGCCCCCTTGCTCCCTCGGAATGAGGTCCACGTGACCGAGATCGCCCGCTCCATCACCTTCGACTCGCTCAAGCTCACCGACAACCGCGGCGAGCACTGGTCCGCCCGCGACCTGATGTGGGTCATGGGCTACGGCGCCGACTGGCGGAACTTCGCCGACGCCGTCAACCGCGCGGCTGCGGCGTGCTCCAACGCGGGCCACGACCCGGCGGACCATATCGGTGACGCCAACAAGATGGTCCGCATCGGCTCCGGCGCCGAGCGGGCGGTGGCCGACTTCCGGCTGAGCCGGTTCGGCGCCTACCTGACCGCGATGAACGGCGACCCGCGCAAGCCGGAGATCGCCGCGGCGCAGACGTACTTCGCGGTGAAGACCCGCGAGGCCGAGGTCGCGCAGCAGCGGATGCCCACGCACGCCGAGGCGCTCCGCGGCTGGGCGTCCGCGATCGAAGAGGTCGAGGCGGTCCGCCAGGAGAACGCGGCACTCCAGCCCGCGGCCGCGGCGTGGGATCACCTCGCGTCCGGCGACGGCGACTGGGCGATCGCCGACGCGGCGAAGATCCTGTGCCGCGACCCGGCGATCAAGACGGGCCGCAACCGGCTCTTCAACGTCCTGCACGCGTGGGGCTGGATCTACCGCGCCTCCGATGGGGCGTGGCGGGCCATGCAGTCCCAGGTCGACAACGGTCGCATCTCCGAGATCCCCATGTCGCACTACCACCCGCGCACCGGCGAACTCGTCCTCGACCCGCCGCAGGTGCGGATCAAGCCGAAGGGTCTCGTCGAGATCCACCGCAAGCTCGGCGGGTCCAAGCCGCTCGCCGTGCAGCGGCAACTCTCGCTCCCGGCCTGACGAATACCTGAACCACCCGGCTCCCCGTTCAAGGTTCGAGCCGATTCCCTGAATCCCAGCTCTCGGAGGAGTGCTCCATGTCCGACTTCATCACCAGCCTGATCCGCACCTGGGTCCCGATCGGTGTGGGCGCGGTCATCACCTGGCTCGCCACGAACTACAACATCGTCGTCCCCGAGGACGCGTCCAGCTCCCTCGTCGTCGGCGTCGCAGCGCTCGTCACCGCGCTGTACTACGCGGCCGCCCGGGCGGTCGAGAAGGCCTACCCGTGGCTCGGGAAGCTGCTCGTCGGCCTGGGCGTCGGCAAGGCCCCGGAGTACCCGGCCGTCACGAAGGCCCGCGGCTACTGACCCGCCTGTGCAACACCCTGTACTACAAGCTGTCGTACAGCAGAGCGCCCCGTCCGGCTTCGTGCCGGGCGGGGCGCTCTTGTGCGTCCGACCTCGTTCATAACATCAACGAGGTTCCAGATCAGGTCCACGCCACCTGGGCACGGCTCCGGCCCCGGATCCGCTCCGCGTGCAAGTTGAGCGCGTGCGCCAGGTCGTTCAGCCGGCGCGCGGCGAGCTCGGGGCTGCCGATCTCGTGGGTGAGGACGATCGCCTGCTCGCCGTCGGTGATCTCGAACGACTCGACGCCGTCCTCGTCGGTGACGGTCCGGCCGGTCAGCGCCTGTGAGGACAGCTCTACTGCCTCGTCGACGTCCATCACACGTACCCCCGGCGCCTGGCGCGCGCGGCGAGCTGGACGAAGCAGGGCCACTGCTGGCCGCAGCCGGCGCAGTGTTCCTCCCGGCGCCACCAGCGCCGTCGGTGTCGGATGCCGCTGTCGATGACCACGATGCACCTCCGGGGGAGTGGGCGATGCGGGCGGACCTCCGGAACCGGTCGGGGCTCTACGGACGCACGGCCCGCCCGCACCTCTGGGAGCACCACCGGGGCGGAGCAGGCCGCCCCGGTGGGCGGGGAACCGTCCGAGGGCCTTCCCTTTGCCGAGTTGGGACCGCCGGGCGCTTCTCCGCTAACATAGCTAGCAATGTGAGCAAAGGCAACGTTGCTCTTGAGGGAGATGGGGCGAGGTGATCGAATTGACGGGCCGAGTTGGGAGCCTGATCATGCCCGTCAATCCTGAGTACAAGCCTGACTATCAGTTGATCATCGACTATGTGACCGCCCGGATCGCGTCGGGCGACTGGCCGCCCGGCCACAAGCTGCCGCCGCCGGCCGAGCTGGCGACGGTGATCGACCCGCCGACGTCATCCGCGACCGTTCGCCGCGCAACCGACACCTTGCAGGACCGCGGAGTGCTCGTCGGCCGACAGGGGAAGGGCGTGTACGTCGCTGAGCATCCACGCGGCGTGACGTCAACAAGCTGATCGCGTGATCAGCCGTCCGGGGGATAGATCCGAAGATTACGCGACCGTTACGTTCGGCTCTACGGTCGGTTAACTGTCCTCGATCCGACAGATCGCCGACACGACGGTAGGCAAAGGCGCCGACTTCCCCCGCCCTGCCCGCCACAAGGCAGGAGGGAGAAGTACGTGTCCAACCGCGCTGCCATCTTCGTTCAACGGGGCGGTCCGCCGGCGGATCGGCAGATCGACGCCTGCCTCCAGTTCTGCATCGCGTCGGAGTACACCGTCCTCGCCCTCATCAGGCACGGCGAGCCAGAGGCCGCGGTCGCCCTAGCCAGAGAGCACCGTGTGTCGGTGATCGTCACGGGTTACGACTCCAAGGCCGTCCGGCAGCTCGCCGCCGACATCGACGGCAACGGCAGGGTCGAGGTGATACACCCGGAGCCCCGCGTCATCCCGCCACCCAAGCACAAGCTCGACGGGCCGATCGGCGAACTGATCGTCAGGTGGTTCCGTCGCGGCAAGACCGTCCAGGAGATCGCGAAAGACGTTGAAAGCGACACCCACGAGGTTCGGGCGCTCATCCGAAGGTATGGCGGGGACCCCGGCCAATCGCATTGAATTGCCCCACATGAGTAACCGCCCCGAGTGCATCAGCAACCGGGGCGGTCCACACTGTGTGCAGCTTCGAACTTCTAGGAAGAGGTCGGGGTGGCGAAAGTGGGGAGCGAGTCGATGGCGTCGGCTCGCTCCTCATCCGTGACGAGGGTGTAGATCGCCGTCGTCGCCAGCGTTGAGTGGCCCATGTTGCTCTGGACCGTCCGGATCGACGCTCCGGCCCCGCCGTACTTGACCGGTCGCAACTGCATCGTCGCGTACCAGTGCCTGAGCCGGTGAAGGCTCATCCCAGCCATCCCGTTCCGGTTGAACGTCATGATCATCGACGTCGAGATGTATCCCGCGGTGACCGGCGCACCGTCGCGCACCTTCCGTGCGATGCGGCCTGCCGGCAGCGGTTTGACCGCCTCCCAAACGACCCCGTGCGTCGGCACCACTCGGGTCTTGCCTGACTTCCCGGTGAGCCGGATCGATTCCGCGGTCACGTCCGACCGGTCGAGGTTCGCGATCTCGCAGCAGCGCGCCCCGGCGTAGGCGGCGAGCTTGACGTAGAGCCTCCACGGGTCGTCGAGTTGGAGGGCTTCCGCCAGCTGGGCGTTGGTTGCCGGCTTCGGCACCGTCGGAGCGACCCGCGGCCGGCGCAGTCCGGCGCTCGGGTCGAAGTCGATGCGAGGGTTAGCCGGGTCGGACGCCCAGCGGAAGAACGCGGTGATGTGGCCGTAGTAGGTGGCCTTCGTCTGATCGTCGTCGTGGGAGGCGAGGAAGTCTTCCAGCTCCTCGATGGTGGCCTGGCCGAGGCCCATGGGCAAATCCCGGTCGAGGTACCGGAGGAGTCGCTCCCGGCTGTCCCTGGTGGTCTGTGCTAGCCCTCGGGCTGCGCAGTGGCGAATATGCTCGCCTATCAGTTCGGTCATGAACCTGACGATCTCATCGTCGGCCTTGGACCGCTTCCGCGCCGTGGTCACCGAACCGGCACCGCTCGTCTACCGGCGGTACCGGCGGGGATGGAAGCCCGTGAATCGGCTCGGACCTTCGGTCGCGTGTCGGCCGGCCGAACGGATGAAGCTCGCATCGGCTTATCAGGTCCCAGGGGATACCCACTGGTATCAGAGATTACCCGTTTGGTCGGACGCCCGCGTGCCGGCTCAAGCGCGCCGCCCAGCAGCAGCCAGTTGAAGTCGACGTCCAGCGCGTTCGCGATCGCCTGACACACGTCGACCTGCCCCTGCGGCCGGCGGCCGTTCTCCCAGTTGGCCCAGCTGGACCTGTTCAGGCCTGCAGCTGCGGCGGCTTCCTCGATCGTCATGCCGGCAAGCCGCCGGGCGAGCACGAGTCGGTTGCTGAAGGTGTCAGCGGGGATGCGGCCGGTCCTCGGCGTGGATGCCTTCGCCGCGCTGAGGGCGGCGTCGTCGGGGTTCGCGGTCATGGCAACCATTTTGGCGGATCGCCAACCCGGTTGGCAACGGTGCACATGTGCCAGTGAAGCAAGGAACTGACCGAAAGGCTTAGTACCTAGCCGTTGACGCAAAAGTTAGCGTCGTGCCAACATTAGCGGCATGAAGCGAACCGCCACCGCGCAACTCGTGGAGCTGAAGCTCGGCGAACCGTTGGCCGACTTCGTCAAGAAGCTCCGCAGCGACGAGCGCTCCTGGCCCTACATCGCCAGGAAGCTCCGCGAGCGCACCGACGTGTCGTTCTCCGTCGAGGCCCTCCGCAAGTGGTTCCTCGACGAGTTCGGTGACGACGCCGAGCGTGCGGCATGACCTACTCCTCCTTCCTCTCCCGCTTCGGCCCGGTCGCGACGTTGATTGCGATCCGCGCCGCGGCGCACGAGCCGCCGGCGCCCCGCTGGACCCGGGCGCAGGCCGACCCGTGGTTCGGAGCTGACCCGGCCCACGAGACCCGCTTCGCCTACGTGCCGGCGGTGGCGTGGTGACCGCGGCAGACAAGCTCCGCGAGGCCGACGCACTGCTGGCCCGCGCCTGGCTGCTGATCGAGGCCGCCTACCAGGAAACGCCGCAGGCAACGAGTGCACGCACGGCGCTGGCGGGTGCGTCCGACGACGTGAGCCAGGCCCGCTACCAGCTGAAGTACGTCATCGAAGAGGCGGCGCAGCCATGAGCACCGACATCGAGAAGCCCGACGTCATCGGTGCGACCCGCCGCGCGGAGACGATCCGCGCCGGCATGGTCGGCTACGCCGCCGCGATGGAAGCCATCGGCGAGGCGTACGAGAAGCGCGACTGGGCGGCCCTGGGCCACAAGGACTGGGACACCTACTGCGAGAAGGAGTTCTCGGAGAAGCGCCTCAAGCTGACCCGAGAGCAGCGGGAACAGGCGGTGCTCGCGTTCCGCGGCGCTGGCATGTCGATCCGTGCGATCGGCTCGGCCCTGGGCGTCAGCACGACGACGATCCAGCGGGACCTGTATCAGAGTGACACACCTGCCGCCGTCACCGGCGCCGACGGGAAGACCTATTCGGCGACCCGTCCGACGCCGTCCGTTCCAGATGGAACGCCTGACACTGCGGCGGCTCAGTCCGAGCCACTCGTCGACCCGCTCGCCGCCATCTCCGCCGCAGCTGCCGCCGTCGACGCGTTCGCGGCCAACCAGAGCACTCCGGCTGTCCGGGACCCCGAACCCTCACCTGAGGGTCCCGCGGTCGCTACGACCGGCCAGCCGGAGGAAGACCCCCGGCCCGCGAAGTCCGGGGATGAGGACGACGCCGCAACGTCGTCCGACGTGAAGCCGTCCGAGCCGACGCCAAGCGGTGAGGGCGATGAGGCCGAGCCGGAGGCGCCTACCTCCGAGCCGGCCGACCCGCGGCAGCAGGAGACGCCAGGGGTGACGCCTCCTGCTGCCGCCTCCGACGAGGACGACGAGGAGGAGAAAGCGAAGGTCCACCGCGAGTACCGCGAGCGGACGTCGCAGCGGTTCTGCGAAGCCCTCGTCACCCTCACCCAGGGCGTTGCCAGCGGCGACCCGCTGGAGTGGCTGAAGAAGGTCTACCTCCCCGACGCCTACAAGATGGCCGACCTGCCCGGGATCCGGAAGTGCTTCACCGCCGAGTCCATCGAGGACCTCGGCGCGAAGCTCTACGGCCTCGGCAAGCACATGCGTGAGACGGGACGTGAGCTGCCGTGAAGAACTCCCGCTACAAGAAGATCGCCGAAGAGGCGTACGCACGGATCGCTGACGGCGGTGAGCAGTTCGACCTCGACGAGGTCATCGCCGAGATCGTCGCCGAGCTGTCGCACGAGACCACGAACGCCGAGCTGGTCCGGGAGTTCGCCGAGACCCTGGCGGCCCGCGCCGACGACCGGGCCGCGTCCCGGGTCGACAACCAGCAGATCGACCTCCTCACCGGCGAGTCCGTCGCCATGGACGCCGTGTGGCGGCTCGGCGGTGGCCGGCGGGTCAAAGCCCGGCACGCGGTCCGGGAAGACGTCCTCGCCTGGCTGCAGATCCGCGCCGCGAACGCCCAGCGTGTCGCCGACGCGTTCGACGCCGACCGGCAGCTTGCCGCCGAGTTGCTGCTGTACATGCCGGACGGCGAGACCACGGTCGGGGCCGCGGTCGAAGCGCGACTCAAGGCCAGGCCCTAACCACCCGCCAACCTCCACAAAGGACTGTCATGGGAACTCGTGGATTCGTCGGCTTCGTCGTCGACAACACCGAGAAGATCGCCTACAACCATTGCGACTCCTACCCCGGCGGCCTCGGCACGGACGTGCTCGGCTGGCTGCGGAAGGCCCACCTCGGCGGCGCCGAGCGCCGGGCGCGCGAACTGCGGGTCGTGAACGAGTCGACCAAGCCCACCGCCGAGGACGTCGACCGGCTCCGCGGCTACACCAACGCCAACGTCGGATCGCAGCAGCTCGACGACTGGTACGTCCTGCTGCGCCACACGATGGGCAACCCGGCCGCGATGCTCGACGCCGGCTACATCGAGGACGCCAGCGGCTTCCCTGCCGACTCGCTGTTCGCCGAGTGGGGATACGTCGTCGACTTCGACGCCAAGACCTTCGAGGTCTACGAGGGTTTCCAGCGCGCGGCGCACGACAAGGGCCGCTTCGCCGCGCGCTCGGACTCCGACGATTCCCGGCGCAACGGCTACTACCCGGTCGCGCTGATCGCGAGTTGGCCCCTCGACGCGCTGCCGGACGACGCGACCTTCGTCAAGACGGTGGAGCCCGCCGACGCGGACGCCTGACCCCAGACAGAGAAGTAGGCGGCCCCGGATCGCTTGAGACGTGGACGAGGCCGCCCCGACAAGAAGTGAGGCTACCTGATGAACCAGGACCTGCACGAATACGGCAAGACGAAGCTCACCGACGCCGAGTGGATGAAGCTCGCCGCGAAGCGGCACGGCGCGTACCTCCTGATCGTCGACGGGGAGGTCAAGGAGCAGGGCACCTGGTTGAAGATCCACGGCCAGTTCCTGCTGTCCACCCACGCCGGGGACCGGGTGAAGGTCGTCTCCCACACCGACTACGTCACCCGCCGCCTCGCCGAGTGCCTGGTGGTGGCGCTGTGAACCCCGACCTCTCGCCGGCCCGCCTCGCCGAGATCCTCATCGGCGCCGGTGTGCAGGTGCAGGACGTGTTCCGCGTGCTCCGCAGGCGCGGCGTCCCCAACCCCATCTCCGTCACCATCGACGCCGCTCTGCGGGTCGAGCAGGGAGCTACGTCATGACCGAGCCCACGATCAGCCGCAAGCAGGCGTGGTGCAAGCTCGCCGTCCTCATCGCCGACGGGCTGCCGGAGCCGAGCGCGATCAGCTTTGGCGGCGGCGACCACAACCTCGTCACCGTCACCCTGGACTTCGCCGACGACCTGTTCACCTGGGCCGATCGGCTCGGCGTCACGCTGTCCGGGCCGACCTACTCGGCCGAGCCCGGGAAGTGGCTGAACAACGGCTACAACTGGGCCTGGCACGGGCACGCGCTGAGCCTTTGGTGCTCCAACGCCAGTTCGATGCGCCAGTCGGCACCGGTCGAGAGCATGGCCGCCGTGCGCGAGCTCGCAGGTGCGGCATGACCGGCCCGCGCGTCATCCCCGGATCCGGAGTGCCGGAGGTGGAGCAGGAGGGTCGGTTCGTCGACCCCGCCGTCAGCCGCGAGCGGGAGTGGCAGATGACGCACACGCCGGACGCCCCCCAGCTCGCTGACGACCTCGCCGTCCTCCGTGGACTCGTCAAGGCGTACATCGACGACTGGCCGCAGCAGTCGAAGGCTCTCGACGCGCTCGTCCGAATCGAGAGCGCGATCCGGGGTGCCTCGTGAAGCGCCTCCTGCTGAACCTCGCCGTCGCCGTCGGCATCCTCGCCCTCGCTGCGGTCGTGCTCCTCGCCGCCGTCGGGCTCGCGGTGGTGATCGCCCGATGAGCGAGCCGAAGCTGCCGTGCTGGCTGAAGTGCCCCAGATGCGGCCACCAGGAATGGTGCAGCGAGGAAGACCCCGATGCCGGGCAGGGCGCCATGTGGAACCACCTCTACTGGGACCACGCGCTCGGCACCGTGGCGAATCCGCAGGCGCTCACCTTGGAGCTGCTGGCGAAGGTGACGGTGATCCCCGATGCCTGAGATCAACGGCCTGTACCCGACCCGGACCCGCCTGGCGCTGCTCAAGGCCATCCACGCCGGAGGTGGGGACGTCTACTGCGAGGCCAAGGTCGTCTACGCGAAGTCCCTGGGCCAGCGGGTCACGGAACGCGTGCGGGAGCAGATCCAGCACGGGTGGATCCGGGCCTTGGAGCCCGGTGAGGCGCGCGGCCGGGGCGAGGCGTCGGCGCCGGGAGTCACCTTCTATCGCTTGACCGACATCGGGGAGCGCGTGCTCGCCGACGACCGAGGCAGGCACGTATGAGCGGCCCGGAGTTAGCAGCGACCGCCGAGCGGATGCGCAACGAGGCCGAGCTGGTCGAGCTGATCGGCAACGTCCTCGCCACCTCCACCTCCGTCGCCGACGCGGCCGGGAGCCTCTGCGCTGTCGCCGGCGCGAAGCGGACCGCTGCCGAACTCCTCGACGAGATGGCGAGGGAGCAGTCGTGAACGGCCTCACCCTCGCAGCCCTCGTCGCACTGATCCTCATCGCCGCCGGGACGCGGCTCCACCACTCACCGAAGGGACCGAAACGCCGATGAGCGTCTACTTCGAGGCCACCGAAAACGGCCGTCTCGACTCGTCCGAGGTCTCCCGCTTCGGCGTCCGCAGGGCGTTGAAGCTCGCCAAGCGGCGCGAGGCCGAGGAGCGCAACGCCCGGACCCCGTACGAGCGGACCAAGCGGTCCCGCCGCGACCTGGCCGGGCTGTCGAAGCGAGTCGGCCGTGGCTGACTACCCCTTCACAGAGGACGGCGTACTGGCCGCCCTGAGAGCGCTCGGGTCGACGGTCGCGGACGTCCGGCAGAACCTCGGAGCGCTCGGGATCAAGGGTCGCACTGATGACGAGGGCCACTGCGTCGTCGCGAACTACCTGAAGGCCGCCGTCGGTGCCGAAGGCGCGTCCGTCTGGGACGTCGACTGCACGCTCACCCGGGACTACATCGTCGACGGCGAGGTCGGGATCGAGGACGTCATCGTCGACACCCCTGATCACGTCGGTGCGTTCGTGATCCGTTTCGACGCCGAGGACTACCCGGAACTCATCGAGGAGGGGAACCGTGGCTGAGGTCACGTTCGAGCCCGGCGCCGACCGGGGCGACGATGTCGCGACGATCCGGCTCACGCACTCCACGGAGATCTTCCGGTTCTGCGTCAACCTGCTCGACGACCAGATCCAGTTCCACGAGGCCGGGCGCGCTCTGCTCGTCCCGCTGCGGGAGCACCTGACGCCGGAGCGGTTCGACCCGATGGCGAAGTCGCTGCTCGGCGAGGACCGGTACAAGCGGCTGGCCGAGTACTTCGAGCGGGACGCGTTCTGCTGCGCGTGCGAGAAGAACCTCACCGGCAACCGGAAGCGCCACCCGGCAGGCGGCCACCGTGCGGTCTGCTCGGCGTGCAAGAAGGCGGCCGACCGTGGCTGACCTCCTGATCACCCTCGGCATCCTCACCCTGCTCGGCGTGGGCGTGATCGTCGTCTACCGTGCCCGGACCAAGCAGGAGCGGCGCCGGAAGAAGGCGATCGCCGACGCGACCGGCCGGCACGCGCCGCTGCTGAACGCCGAAGAGCAGAAGCTCGCCGACGAGTGGCGTGCCGACGTCGAGAAGGTCCGCACCGGTGAGCTGCCCCGCATCACCGACGAGCCGAAGCGCCCGAAGGTGCTGGAGGTCGCCCGGCGGTATCGGCGCCCGGCGAAGCACTCAGCTCGGAGAGTCCCGCGCACCAGGGCACGCACCGACGACGCCCTCACCGGGCCGCTGCCGGCGCAGCTCGAACGACCCGTGATGGTGCCCTCGACGCCGCCCGCGTGGCGTCTGGAGAGCTTCACCACCGACGTGTGGAAGGCCGCGCAGGTCGTCAGGGGGCGGGCGCGATGAGCCTCGACCAGTCCACCCCGTTCGACGCCGACTTCGTCGAGGTCACCCAACCCCTGCGGCCGTGGCTGCCAGCCGTCGACGTCGTCGGCGCTGACTGGTTCTTCCGCCCGTCCGGTGAGTTTCCTGTGCGCCGGGACCCGGCATTGATCATCGAAGAGGAGGGCAGCGATGTCCGCTGACGACCAGACCACCGCCCGCCTCGCCCAGGTCGGTGACGTGATCGAGCGCGGGCAGACCGTCGCGGCCAACGTCCGATCCTTCACGGACGAGGACGGAAGCCAGTGGTGGCGGAATTCGATCGGCCACTTCCACCTCGACCCCGACGACGACCCAGCGACATGCCGCGACAACTGCTTGCCGACAGCGCGATTCCCCGACGCCTATGGCCCGCTCAAGGTGGTCGAGGTCGACCCCGAGCCGCAGCCCGCCGTGGGCATGTGCGCGAGGTGCGGCGAGCGGCGCCCGGCCAACGGGACCGACGTGTGCTGGCGGTGCGAGCGGCTGAGCGCACTCGGCGAGGGCACGGCGACCGGCGACAACCAGCTCGCCCCGCCGCCGCAGACCGCCCGCGACCCCGGCACGTTCGCCGACTGTGTCCGCTGGCTGATCGCCGCAGACCTCGGCCAGAATGCCGACCGTCGCATCGACCGCATGGCCGCGCAGCACCAGGAGTTGCAGGCCCGCTACGACACCGTGGTGTCCGACCGGGAGACCTTGCGTGCGTCGCTCAACCTGCGCAAGGAGCGGTGCCGCAAGGAGCACGGCATGACCACTGACGAGTCCGGCAGGAGCGTTCTGTGCCTGCCCGAGGTGCCGGAGGGTGCGGTAGCGCTGGTCGGCGGCGAGAGTGGCACGCGCTGGACAGCCGACGGTCAGTCGCGGCTCTGGTGGCGCAGCGAGTACGGCGTTGTCCGGCGGCTTCACGACGTCCTCGGCGCCGAGGGTGGCGTAACCGTCGAGTTCGCCCCGCCGCGCGAGCCGCGCACCTGGCCGAAGCTCGAAGAGATCGCCGACTGGCCCGAGTTCGTCAATGTGACCGACTACGCCGGGGTGAGCCAGCGCTTCAACCTGTTCGCCGGGCGGTACCGCAGTGACGCGCGGCAGGGGTACTGGACGCTGCACGAACTGCGCCAGCTGGGCGACGTCACCGAGGCGACGCCGTGAACCTCCGTAGCTGGATCTCCCGGAAGCTCGACGGCATCCGCCCGTACGACGAAGCGTTCGCCGAAGCGCCGACCTACGAACGCGCGCGGCCACTGACCGAGGCGGGCCCCTTCGTCGTTGCCGGTTCTGACCTGGACTTCGGACCGGCCCGCGTCAACCTGATCTTCGCCGTGCTGACCAACGGACTCGCCGACGACGCGAAGGCGTACGAGCGGGCGGTTGCGGGGCTCTACCTGGTGCCGGAGGTGGAGCGGTGAGCGACGTCCGCTACACCTGCGACCACTGCGACCGCGCCGAGGACCGCCCGAAGGTCTCGGACAAGCTCGGCGGGGCGGATGCCTCGGCGCGCGTCGCTGGCTGGCGCATCGGCGCCACGCAGACCAAACCCCGCAACGTCATCTGCCCCGAGTGCGCGGGCACCGACGAGGACTACTGGGACCGGATCACGCTCTCGATCGCGCACATGGCTGGGATCGACGCCGGCAACCCGCAGATCCTGCCCGGCACCCCGGCCGCGCTCCCGCCGGAGGTGTTCCAGTGAAGGCCTGGTTCTCCCGCTTCCGCCGTCGCCGTGTCCACGCCGAAGCACAGATCGACTACCGGGACGGGCTGTTGGAGGCGAGGGCTGAGCGGATCGCCGAGCTGGAGCGCGCGAACGCCCGGCTGACCGCCGAGTTGGCGACGTACAAGACCCGGGACTTCATGCAGCAGGCGCTGCGACTGCGCCGGCGGCAGGCGGACTCCCCGACCGTGATCCTGCCGAGGAGGCACTGGTGAAGCAGGGCAAGCCGCTGCAGCGCAAGACACCGCTCGTGGCGAAGACGGGCCTGCGCCGGGTGACGCCGCTGCAGCAGCGCGCCGGCCGCGAGTCGCTCACCGCCCGGCAGGTTCCGCTGCAGCGCACCGCCATCGCCAGGAAGCCACCGAAGCCGAAGCTCACCCCGGAGCAGAAGCGGCCGCTCATCGAACGTTCGGGCGGCTGGTGCGAACTGCGCATCGAGGGTGTCTGCCTGGTCGTCGCGCACGACGTCGCACACCGCATCGGCGAGGGCATGGGCGGCCGCAAGGGCGCCGCCGCAGTGGAGAACGACCGGCTGTCGAACGTCCTCCATGCCTGCCGGGCATGCCACCGCCGCTGCCACGACTACCCGGCGACAGCCCGGGGGCACGGCTGGATGCTCCGCAATGGCGACAACCCGCCGGCCGAGCCGGTCTTCTACTGCAACCGCTGGGTCGTCCTCGACGACGACGGCGGCGTCACACCGCACCGAGGGGAAGAGGTCGCCTGATGGCAAAAGCTAGAGCGTCACTGCTCGACTACGTGCTTGAGCGCATCGAGTTGGACGACGGATGCTGGCCGTGGACCGGCGTAATCCTGGACACCGGCTACGGTCAGGCAAACCTCGAAGGTGGCCGCCGGCGGGCTATGGCCCACCGCGCCGTCTACGAGCTGGTTCGTGGCGAGATCCCGGCCGGGCTAGTCCTCGACCATGAGTGCCACAACCGGGACGACTCGTGCCGCCTGAACAGCGCCTGCCCGCACCGGCGCTGCGTCAACCCCTGGCATCTCGCGCCCAAGACGGCTGGCGACAACTGTCGGGCCGGCCACACAGTGCTCGCCGAGAACCTCGCCAAAGAGGCATGCCCGGCCGGCCATCCATACAGCCACACCGACGATCGTGGCTGGCGGAAGTGTGCCACCTGCATCTCCGAATCGGTGACAGCTCGGGCGCGTCAGCGCGGGGTCCGCCCAACCCGAGCCGGGTCACCCGAGTGCGTCCGCGGACACGTCTACACGCCGGAGACCACGCGGCTATCCCCGCAAGGCAAGCGGAACTGCCGGCTGTGCGATGCGGACAACCAGAAGGCGAGGCGGGCCCGTCTCGCGCCGCCGTGCAAGCGCTGCGGCGGGCCGAAGGAGCCCGGACGTGGCAAGCAGTACTGCGATGGGTGCGCGACGGTGGAGGTGCTCCGTGCGGTCCGGTAGCCAGTCCTACAACCCGAACCGGCCCCTCACGCAGCGGCAGGAGCAGGTACTGAAGGCCGTCAAGGACTTCATCGCCGTGAACGGCTACTCGCCGTCGACCCGGGACATCTCGAAGGCCGTCGGGCTCGCCGTCGGCGGTGTCTCCTACCAGCTGCGCGAGCTGGAGCTCGCTGGGCGGATCGCGATGACGCCGTCTGTCGCCCGGTCCATCCGAGTCTTGGAGCGCACCGATGCCTGAATCCGGTAGCTACGAAGTACGCCCGCTCGACCACCCGGAGAAGGCGCGCGTCGTCACGATCCTCGACGAGGCCACCGCCGCGGCGATGGTCGCGTGGCTGACCCGGATGAACGAGTTGGAGGCGGAGAACCTGCACCTGAAGGACGTCATCGCCTACGGGCAGGTGGCGTGATGCGCCTGACGAGCACCGAACCGGTCCGGGAGCACCTCGACATGCTGCAGGCCGCCGGCCTCGGCACCCGGCGGGTCGCCGAGCTCGCCGGGCTGTCCCGATCCTGCGTCCTCCGCGTCCGCACCCTGTCCGGCATGTTTCCGTTCGCGGCGTCGAGGATCCTCGCGGTGCAGCCGCAGAACATCCTGCCCGTCAACATGGTCGACCCGACCGGCACCCGCCGGCGGTCGCATGCCCTCGTCGCTGCGGGATGGTCACTGCGGTCGCAGGCGCGGCACATCGGCGTGGCCGCGGACGTGGTCAGCGAGTCGCTCCGCCGGCCGCTGATCACGGCCGAGTCGGCGGATCGGGCGAAACGCGCCTACGACGAGCTGTCGATGGTGACGCCCGCCCCGCAGCTCGCAGTCCGCCCAAAGGCCCTAGCGAGGCGACGACACTGGTTCCCGCCGCTGGCCTGGGACGACGAAACCATCGACGACCCGGACACCCTGCCGTGCATCATCCCGCCAGTCGAACCCGTCAGCAGGGACCTCGAGCTCCTCGTCCAGCACACCGCGGCCGGCCACCCGGTCGATGTGACACCGGAAGCCCGCCGGGAGATCGTCCGCCGACTGCCGGACGCACCCGCGGTCGAGGCGGCCCGGTTCGCGCAGTGCGCACTGACGTACGTGTACGCGATCCGCCGGGCTTTGGCGGCGTCGTGCTGACCCCCGAGGAAGAAGACCAGCTGCTCCTCGACGCGATCGCGCTGGCGATGGAGACCCGCGAGGACATCACGGCCGCGCACCGGATCATCCGCTCCCTCGGCCGGCTCCAGCTGGAACAGATGTGCACCGCGCTGGCCCTGATGGTCGACCCGGACGTGCCGCTGCACGACATGGCGTGGTGGCGCAATCTCGCACCCCAGGAGACGTCATGAGATGGGCCGACCGCCCGGAGGCGGAGGTCGTGGCCGCGGCCGTGGACGGCGACCGGGCCGCTTTCGGGGAGCTGTGGGTCCGGCACTACCCGGCCGTCGAGCTGTTCGTCTTCGGCCGCTGCGGGAACCGGCATCTCGCCGAGGACCTCGCGGCGGAGGCGTTCACCCGGGCGTTCCGGAGCGTCTCCACCTACGAGGACACCGGCCGGCCCTACGTCGCGTTCGTGATCGCTGTGGCCAAGAACCTCGTCGCCGACCACTTCAAGTCGGCCGCGGTCCGGAAGACCATCTGGTGGGCCATCGCCGGTCCGGATTACGGCCGCGAGTCCGCGTTCTCGGGCTTCGATGAGGTCGACAACGACCGTCTCGTCAACCCCGAGGCTGCTGCGGTCATGTCCGAGACCAGCTTCCAGGTGCGGCAGGCCCTCGCCGCCCTCAAGTCGCCCGAGCAGGCCGAGGTCCTGCGGATGCGCCATCTCGACGACATGTCAATCGCCGAGGTCGCAGCAGCTCTCGGCATCCCCGAGGGCGCCGTGAAGGCCCGTGCCTGGCGCGGCTGCCGTCAGCTCACCAAGACACTCCGGGAGTACGCGTGACCGACTGGCAGGAGCAGGGCCTGTGCCGGTCCGACGTGGAGCTGTTCACCCGGGTCGAGACGCAGCAGGACGCGATCCACACGTGCCGGCGGCACTGCCCGGTGCTCAGGGACTGCGAGCTCTGGGCGCGGGGGCAGCCGTGGGTGTCCGTCGTCGTCGGTGGGGTCGCGTACGGGCAGTACGGGATGCCGCTCGTGCTGCTCGAGCGCGGCGCCCACGAGCACACGTTGCACTGCCGGGCGTTCGCCCGGGCGCTGGAAGAGGTGAAGTAGATGGCGTACTACGAAGACGAATGGGTGACGTTGCATCACGGCGACTGCCGCCAGGTTCTACCCGAGCTGAGCCTCACCGTCGACTGCGTCATCGCGGACCCGCCGTACGCCGAGACCTCCCTTGCCTGGGATCGGTGGCCTGACGGCTGGCCTGACGCTCTCATCTCGGCCTCGCGGTCGATGTGGTGCTTCGGCTCGATGCGGATGTTCCTCGACCGCCGCGACGACTTCACCGCCTGGAAGCTCAGCCAGGATGTGATCTGGCAGAAGCGAAACGGCACTGGCCTGGCCATCGACCGTTTCCGGCGCGTCCACGAGCACGCCCTCCACTGGTATCGGGGCGAGTGGAGCCGCGTCCACCACGAGACGCCTCGCGTGGCCGCCGACCCCGCCGCCCTCAAGCGCAACGGCAACGCCGTGCGCGTCGCACGTGCTGGCGCGCACCTCGGCAACTCCACCAACCGGAGCTGGGAAGACGACGGAACAAGGCTCATGCAGTCGGTGATCGCCGCACCATCCGTTCGGCACGGCGGCCACCCGACGGAGAAGCCCGTCGAGCTGCTCGACCCGCTGATCCGCTACGCCTGCCCGCCAGGCGGCGTGGTGCTCGACCCTTTCGCCGGGTCCGGCTCCACTGCTGCGGCGGCAAGGCTGTCCGGCCGCCGCTCGGTGCTCATCGAGGCCGACGAACGGTACTGCGAGGCGATCGCCCGACGGCTGGATCAGGGCGTTCTGCAGCTCGACGAGTGCGAGGGTGCTCCGTGAGCGGGTCAGCTCTGGGCGTCGCGGAGGATCCGCCGCACGTGCTCGCGGGTGTACCCGGTCACGGCGACGATGTCGACCTGCCGGGTGCCGGCGGCGTCCGCTTCGACGATCGCGGCGGCCAGCTCCTTGCGGCGCTCCTCGGCGATGGCCTGGGCGCGCTTGTACGCGGCGGCGGCCTTCTGCAGCGAGGTACTCACCCGCACATGGTGACAGATCGAAGGTACCCCCTACAAGAGTGGCCTACCGATGTGGCGTAGTTAGGATGCACGACGAGGCCACATCATGTGGCATAATTCAGTGGTACACGGCGATGGCGAGAGGGGTGTAAGTGCCGACGAAGTTCGAGGTCACCAAGGCGGTCCGCGCGTCGGATCTGCCGGCACCCGCGCGCCTGGTGATGTTCGTGCTCGCCGATGTCGCCGAGACGGGCACGGCGGAGATCCCGGAGCAGTTCACGCCCTCACTGTCGGTGCTGGCGCGGGAGACCGGGCTCAACGAGTCCACCGTCAAGCGGCACCTGAAGGACCTGGAGGCGGGCAGCTGGGTCGACCGGCGCAGGCCGACCGCCGAAGCTGCCCGACTGCGCGGCGAGCGGACCCGATACCGCCTGACCATCCCTGGGTGCAGAGAGAGCCCTGCCCTGGGCGCAGAGGAAGCCCAGGGGGGTGCACAGAAGGCCCAGGGCAGGGCGCAGAAAAAGCCCAGGGCAGGGCGCACACCGCGCCCCAATAAAGAGGAAGTCAATCAAGACAACCTAGATCAATCAGAAGAACCTTCGGCGAAGAAGCCGAAGGCGAAGCCCGAGCAACCTCGGGAGGACGTGGACCGGGTCTGCAACTACCTCGCCGAATGGATCGTCAAGAACGGCTCGAAGCGGCCCACCATCACCGACAAGTGGCGGACCGAAGCGCGTCTGCTCATCGACAAGGACGGCCGAGCGATCGAGGAGATCCGCGAGGTCATCGCCTGGTCGCAGCGTGACGACTTCTGGAAGTCCAACATCCTGTCGATGCCGACGCTGCGCGTGAAGTTCGACCAACTCCGCCTCGCCGCGACCCGCCCCGCCGCCGCCCGCGCCTCGCCACACAAGGCGTGGACAAACCCGACCGACCCCGACGCCTACTACGGAGACCTCTGATGCCCGAGCCGACGCAAGCCCTCGCCGTCCGCCTCGAAGAGATCGTGCGCCGCAACCCGGACGTGCCCGACGTCGAAGAGTTCGACCGCGACTTCCTCCTCGCCCGCGCCAAGACCCGCTGTGACGAGCTGTTCCCGGCCAGGTACACCGAAGCGTTGCCTGAGCACCCGCTCGTCACCGGCTGGGTCGAGGCGTTCCGCAAGAACCACCGCCGCGCCCCGTCCCTGCTGCTGCTGGGCCCGACCGGCGTCGGCAAGACCCACCAGGCGTTCGGCGCGCTCCGCGCGGCCGTCACGGTCGAACTGCCGCTGCGCTGGCACGCGCTCACCTCCGC